ATTCGAAGAACCTACGGGAGTCAGAACTCCAGTTGTACACGTTATAGCATAGGGTTTAGCCGTTGCAATAGTAACTGCCTTACCAGTAGATGATAACGACGTAGCTAGTCCTTCTAGATGATATGCTCCTGCTTCTCCCCATTTATCAGCAGCGGAACAGTAAGCAACCGCTGTTACACTAATATAAACTGCCCCAGATACTGGAACAGCAATATAGGCTGCCGTAATTTCCGTGCTGTGGGGTTGTCCGCAACACATCAGTGTTCTAGTAGCCGTGACTTGGGTATCTCCCCCGATGTTGTCTCTATTAGTGATTTTTAGGGCGACATCCTCATCTCGCACAGGGCAGATATGCAAAGTAGCTGAAGGATTGATATCCCCAAACGCATTTTCCGCATCTGTATTTCGTCTCATTATTTATTCACCGCCTTAACCTTATTTTTTATTCAGGTCTTTTTGTACATTCTTTCTTATGACTTCCAACCTTAAAACCGGATGTAAAAGGTTCTCCACAATAAGGGCATTTAAAAGATTTTGTCGATGTTCCAGACATCACTTTCTCTTCTTTCACCGTATCTTTCTTGAGAAGATCCACAATCGTTCCAAGAGCCGCGTTAATCCGCTCATCAATCAACTTGATTAATTCGGGGCTAATCGCCACTGTCTGATCGGGTCTAGTTCTGTCTGGTAAGGAGGGAGTTGCTTCGATAATTTTGGTGACTTCGTCTTTTGGCCCCACAGCTACCCCCGTAGAAAGAGCACCAGTAACAATCTTAGGAGCGACACTCTTGGCCTGCTCAATAGCCTTCTCATCGTGCTCATTAATTTCAAAGAATTTATTTCCACGCATTGGATGATTGTGTAAAAACTCGATAATCTCAGGGTCGTCAGTGAAATATCTTCCACCCATAAATTCAACTCTTTTTCCTGGAATCACCCTAACTCGACGTTGTTCATCGATTGTCCTGTCAGTTGGTCGTAGAACTAAACATAATTCTGCTTTTCTACTTGTATATTTCATATGTTTCCTCCTTTTATTTTTCCGTCTGCTTTAAAAGCTTTAGACGTAATCTATAGTGTAGATCAAATTTTTCTTCTTTTTGTTCTGAGGTCTTTGCCTCAAAAAACTCAAGTCCCACTTTTAGTTGCTCTCTCTTCATTTGAGAGAATCTAATAATTGACTGTAATAGCCGGTATGCTTTATGATCTTTCCACTTAGCCCTAAACTGTCCTTCACCCATATCAACAATGTAAGCATCTGCTCTTTGCAAATACTCCATTAATTTAAAATCACTACGGGTAATCCAAACATGTAAGGAGCTGATCTCACCTTTCTTTGATGGTTCAATCTTTAAAGTACCTATACTGTCAATTAGTGCAGCTATATAAGCACAATCAGTTTCTTTCATTTTGCCCTCCTGTGCTAAAAGATGCCTAAGGGCCAGTCGCTTAGCGTCCGACCCTTAGGACTTAAATGCTATAAACGATTAACCTGTTACTCCAGTTAAACAACCATGCTTCTTTTCATTATGGAACTCCATGCCGACCTCACAAATATACTGATCTTTGTAAGAGTCATCGCCTGGGGCCTGAATGTCCGTCTCCATCTGAACATCTCTGTTCTGAAGATAACGATACACGCAGTCTTCCAATTCGATTGCATAGGCGTATCCACCATAGTAAGCAGTATTAGAAATCACACCAGCGTGTTCAAGAGCCACGTCTTTAATCAAATTCACTGTTCCATGAGGAGATACATACTGTGTAATTGCTACACCGTAGGTCTTATCCTTAGGGAACATCTGAAGCTTGCCCTGTGCCCACATAGAGATCACGGACAAAATCAGAGGTGCCGAAAACAGGTACCTAGAATTGGATCCAAAACGGAACACTTTTCGTAAGAAAGTCTCGAACTCGGATTCGGTCAAAGTTCCACCGGCTCCGGTGTCATTGGTAGAAAGAAAATAATCTATTCCACCAGTAACTCTGGTAGGATACGTAGAGTTCTTGGTCTGGCTGTTAGGTTCTCCAAAGTAGAACGTACGTTCCATCTCCTTCATTAGTTCGATACCCTTCTTCTTCCTCTGATATGGTCTATCTGCTCCACCGTACAATTCTGAGTTAGCCATCGTGCGGGTGATTTCCACGGACTTCCGGAAAATCTGGCAGTAGTTAGTCTTCTCAGAGACGATTGTGCCCTTTGTAGAAAGCTCAGATGCTGTAGAACCTTCCTGGAAAGCGGTTCCAATCTTGAAGACGTATTCTGCGGACGCATGATCCCCAGAAGTTGTCGTACCGAAACCCCTAAGTGCCGTAAAGGTATCATTGGCATCGGATACGGCGGTAACCAATACAACTTCCCCATCAGCAGGAAATTTTAGAAGATCACCAATTGCAAAGTACAATTCCTCACCCGATGTAATCTTGAATGCTGTGTTGTTAGCCGAGTTCGCACACGATAGTGTGGCCCACGTAGGAATAAGCTCATCTTCTAACCACTGAAAGGTAGGATTGATCGCGACTCTTTTATTTAACTTAGAAACCAATACGTACAAAGGTGCTGCGTTCGGTTCCAAAAGATAAATTTTCAGGAATATCCTGCATATCGCTATGCAGCTTAGACTATACCATCATCCAATTTCTAATACTTTGGATGCCGTACGTTGAAGTCGTTGAGGGTTGACAGTCTTCACTCTTAAAGAATGTAGTCGATCTACGAAGTCTACCTGTAATTGCTGGTATTCCTCGACTGGTCGTCTCTTGTAATGATATTCTTGCATAATACCATTAAATTCTTTTAACAGTTCAGCTTGTTCCATTTTACTCTTAAGATAAGGAAACACGAGATCAATTATCCGATTCGTACTTCCTTTTCCATAAACTACCACGCTTAAAGCAGCCCCACTCTTAGTCGTCTTAAGTTGATAATAAAATTTACAACCCAATAAAAACCATATACGACTAACTTCCCGGATTAATCTGGCATCTGTATTTGTTACAGATATAACTGCTCTAAAAGTGAATTTACCATGAGTAAGTCTATGCTTAGATAACATCAAGGAGCCTTCTCCCTCAATTATCCCAGCTAACCAAGCTGCCTCTTCCCTGCTGATTTGCTCCACCATAAGTTTTTCCTCCTTGGGATTCATGGATACATGAGCCGTTCCAGCATTTGGTACGGTTTATTTTTACATGGCGGACAAATTTTTCTGGAAGCAACTACTGTCCCTACTAATTGTAGTAGGGTGCTCATCCGCCATATCAAGAACTTGCCTATTGGCAGGATTCTGTGATGTTGATACCATGCCTGTAGTTAATGTAGTTGCCATATTAAATCACCTCCAGTCCTTGCAACATAGGATAAGCTTTGCCAGAGAGATTATTGAGATGCTCTCTGGATACTTAGTGAAGGGTCATATGGATTAAGTGCTCTTAATCCAGCTGGACCCGAGTCAACCATATCCTTAATGGCTTGTTCTTCCGGAGTTAGAGGAGTAGTCCTCGCTTGGAGAGTAACCCTCTGCTCTGGAGTTTGCCATGGAGTGGTTGCTACTATGCCTGCTGCTGCTTTGCGTTTCACAATCTCATCAGTGATGGCTTGCCGAGCCTTCACATAAGACGAGGCCTCCACCTCGGCTATGATCTGAGCTCTCAGTGCCGCCATGTCGACAGCAGGAGTTGCTGGTACGGGAATCGTGCTAGGTGTAGCATCCGTAGTGACTCCTCGAGCCTTTGCTAATGTCTTAGCAAAATCATAGAGTTTAGGAAGTCCTTGAATATCATTATCCCACTCTGGATGGATCCTACAAGCTTCGGCAAATTCTGCCCTGATTGAGTCGAAGTCTTTATGATCCGACCTAAATTTCTCAAAGGTTGATCTCCTTAGAGAAAATGTATCATAATCACGGATCTGCTCCACAGAAACTCTGCGGGACACCTCTTCGACAACCTTTCTAGCCGCTGCTTCCGCAATGGCCTTCGAGTTGGCGACAGGTGAATCCAGAAATGTCAAGTCATCAACCTCTACCTCTAGTTCCGCTGCCTTCACAGGCTGGCCCGCGGGTTGAGATGTGACCTGTTGTTTGGGTTGATATTCCTCCCTTGGTCTACTTAACTCCTGTACAACATTTTGTAACTGGGACAGTTCCTGAGACTTACGAGTAAGCTCAGATTCCTGTTCCTGCATAGCTTTCAACATCTTTTGAAGAGACGCAGCCTCATCCTTATCCCGGAACTTCTCAGGCATTAAGTCCACTAGGTTAGCTTGTCCTTGGACTGTTTCCTCCGCTGGAGGAGCGGATTCCGCAGGTGCAGGGGCTGTGGATGGTTCGATTGTTGGCTGTGTTGGAATTGGAGCATCTTGAGCAATCTGCTCGGTGTCCGCAAACAACAAAGCTAGTTCTTGGTCGGAAAGTAATTCGAGCCCAGAATGAACCTTATCTCTGAGTTGTTCGATACTCTTTCCTTGTTCGTTTCCCATAATTTTATCCTCCTAATTTAGTATTTGATTATCTTGGTGAATTTAGAACTATTGCAGCTCTTACATAATGGCTGTATATTCTCAATATTATTTGACCCACCCAATATCAATGGAATTATATGATCTGCCGTTAATTTAATATCTAGCTCCCTCTTTCCGCAGGCTGGGCACGTCCAATTATATTGTGCCTTTAGATTCTCCCACTCACCAAGTGTGTGAGTACCATCAGCGTTTGCTTGTCTCGCCCGACGGGACATACTAGATAATCTAGAAATTTCTAGTCCTTTCGGCGTTCTACGGTATTTCCTATTGTATATTTTGCCATACTGTGATAAATCGGATCGCTTCTTCTTACGATAATCTTGATTGTATTTCTTTTTTTTCTCTCTATAATCCTCCGAGGATAGATGCTTCTTTTCCGCGATTCTTCCAGCATCGGTCTTTCTCCACAGTCTATGATATTCTCTTCGTTTTTCAGGATCTTTATGTGGCATATTATTTCTTGATCTTCTCGACCATTTTGTTGGCCTCTTTGACCCGGGTTTCTACAAACTTTAGCATTTGTTTGAGTACCCGTATTTCCGATCTAATATCGGAGAGATCTTCTCTAGAAGCCCCAAGAAATCTGGACTCCTCGATATTTGGAAGGATGAATCCTTCATATAAAAGTTTCCATCCATATGTATCTAGCATATTCTGAATAGCCCCACCTTCATTAATAACACTATCTGCTTTTACTTTATCGATGGGCCTCTTTTCTTTTTCTTCAATAAGCAAATCTCGTCTTGATAAGTCCATTTATATTACTCCTATTGTGTGAGGCCAGGAGGTCCTGGTGTAGTAGCTCCGCCCGCTGCCTGCATCAACCCGGCCATCATGTCGGCCTCATTTGGTGTTCCCTGTCCTGGGGGTGGTGGTGCCATAGGTGGCATTGCTCCCGGAGGTCCTGGGGGTTGTGGTCCCGGTGCTCCCTGTTCGGGGGGAACTCCCTGTGGGGGTGAAGTATTTGTAATACTAGCAGCCGGTATTGGGGGCGTCTGCAATAATTTGCTTGTAGCCTTAATATCGAATGCATCCAATAACATCTTTCGCAATTCCAACTGATTGATGTATGGATCTTGATTAAATAATTGGTATGCTTGCATCATCTGTTGAATTCTAACTTCCTTTACTGCCGTAATGGAAGACCCCATCGGTTGGAAGTTATACATCTTTAGAATTTCAGTAATGTCCTGTTGATAGAATGCATCACCATTTCTCTTGATATATTCTTCTTTCCCAACTATACGAGCAAACTCCGCTGGTTCCAGAAAGTGATAATCTAACCATAAAAATGTTTTCGCAATACTTCTTAAGACGGTGAACTCTAACATCTTAACAACAGTGTCAAATCTAATATTCGATGCTTGTTGCAATTTCACAATTCCTGTTGCGGTTTCTCGTCTAATAGGGGGGGCACCTGCATCGTAGGGATACTCGCCCGTGGCTGTATCAATATCACTCTTGATAATCTCTTCTTCTTTATAGGCTGACTGTGTGACATCTGGCGTTGTTAAATCCTTAATAGCATTAACATCATTCGATAAGATTACGTTCCCAGGATACGAAACAAGAGAGTCAAAGTCAATATCAGCATATTTATTAGCAATAAACATCCTATTGATAATAAGATTAACGTTGTCCATCCTTTGGTTGCGTACATCGTTCAATTCCTCCTGTAGACTCTCTGCTATCTCAGGAATTCCAATACCATAAAGTTCGTGTTGCACTGGCACATACCGTGCCATAATAAACGGAAGTAACCCCCCGAAGGGATTCTTCTCTTTTTTTAATACTTCTCTCCTTGCTCCAATCGTATAGATATTATCTCTATCCCAATACTCTAATACTTCCACAACTTTTCTATTTGAATCAAATCCATATTCGTCCAGAATTCCCACACTAGTCAATCTCTTCTTCTTATACTCATCCACGTTTGCTGAGGACTCTAATTTCCCCAATAGTTCTTTAACATTCTGATAAAACCCCGCCCTGGCCATCATTTCTAAATCTTCATAATCGGTATATGATAACTGAATTATGTACTTCATTCTCCTAATAGACTTTGCTCGATAGTCGGGAAAGATATGGAATATATCTATTGGTTCAACATCAATATAATTAAAACTGGCCAACTCGTCATTATTAAATTTAGGAATAATCTTGGCGAAAGAAGATCCGTATATAGCACATTCCTTAAAGAATTCTAATACTTTACTAAAGAATTCTAGTTGATCTTCGTCTAATTGATACTCCAAGAGTACTTCTAACAATGAAGCCAGATCCTCAGTTGCACCCTTACGAGCTTGCACAGAGATGATAGGTCTAGTGTTAAACATGGTCCCAAGCATCTTTGGGACCACAGTTTCCACTTTTGAGAAGACATAGGGTACAAAAATATTAGATTTATAAGGAGTATCGGATACTGCCCTATAATTTCTGTAGAGCTTGTAGAAGCGTTTCCATCTAGTTTCCTGAGGATTTCTCCACTGTTTAACAGCATTATACAGATCCGATACATACTGAACTGCGTCTTCTTTCAAAGTAGTTGGCATAGTTTTTTCACCTTATCGTACGACATCTCTCCATCTAGGAGCATAAAGATCTCTAGTTGTTTCGTCCTCTTCTGATGCCTTGGGTAAGTCTAACACGCTTTCTGGTTCCTGTTCCTTAAAATAACGTCGTAATTCTTCTGCAGGATGTTGTGTTAAAACAAATTTCGAGGGGGCATAATGCCACTTCTCGTCTTTCTCTCGTGTCCATTTTCCCCCAGGAGTTTTCTCATTTGAGTAAATACTTTCATCCGAGAATGTAATATGATGCGGCAACTTAAATTCGTCGGTCAAATGTTCTCCTGTTCCTGCTAGATATCCCTTCGGTAATCCGTATTTCTTCATGTAACCCAACAGATCATATCCACCCCTTTCCTCTGTTGCTATACGCTCGGATAAAGTCAACTCTCTCTGGTAGACTCCTGGAAGACTGCGTTCTTCTGGAGTAGGCTTAAATTCAAAGCGAGGGAGGATATTCTGTCCTTTGCCTTCCCTCAATTCACGTTCATCATAATCTGGTCCAACAAAACTTCCAACCTGTGGACCATACTGTAAATGACTTTTGAGATATGGAATTAGTTTCTGTTGTGTGGGGGTTAAACCTTTCTCAATAGTGACCCAATCAACATTACTAGCTTCCTTTGGAGCTAGTTGTCTAATCATATTTTCTTCTAGTTGAATCATTTTAGGATAACTTAATCCAACCGCCTGATGTAGTTCCTTGGTTGGCTTCTGTATCTGTACAATATGCGACCAATTGGGTGATTTATCAATGGCTTGATGTGAAAACTCATGTCTTCGTGTTTCGGCTTCTTCCTCGGGGCTCATTCCCTGAGCGATATTGACAGATCTATCCTCTGGTCTGCGGTCATATCGTGTACCTATGGCATATCCCGAAATCCTACTCTTTTCTTGGGGGACAAAGAAGTTTGTCGGTATGAGTTTTTGTAATTCTCCTAAGTAGGGATATCCCTTTATTACATCCGAGTACTTTGGCAATCATTTCACCCGCTTATTCCTGAGGATTATACCTTGGTGAGTCCTTATCTTCGTCTTCTATCTCTGATCCCAGGATGACTTTTCTCTTATATTCTGATAATTCTTTTTCCCTTCTCTCTTCTCTTAAAACCTCACACTTAGCAGGTGTAAAAGATGTATCATAAATAAATTGATAACACTGTTCTTCCAAAAAATTGTATACTCTACTTATTGGAATAAAGAATCCCATATGTGTAATAGGCGTACTGTACCCACTGACAGATATTCGACTTGGAACACCCACAAACTTTAAGGAGTCAACTTCAAACAATGCTCCACCCGAATTTCCAAAAATTGAGGGGGCTGAAGACAGCATATACTCGTAGTTATCAATCTCAATCCCCATTCCAGACAGAAATCCGTGTGTCATCAGGGGTCGTTGACCAAGACCGCAACCTACACAATAGAGTTCCATAAGCATATCCATCAGTTCTTTTCGTGGCCACATCTCGGCAATATAGTCGTACTGTTTAATGTCCCTCAACTTGAGCAATGCCAAATCCTGTTGAGCATCATAAGCCACTACATCTGACTGAACACCACTCTCTCCCACTACAATTGTCTTTCCTGGGCGATAGCGAAATTCCTCAACTTTGCCAGCAGCCTTGATTTCCTTCTTCACATCTCGCTGAAGAACGGCGTCCCACTCTTTCTTATAGGCTAGAAGGCTTGCGATAACATGATGATTGGTAAGAGTATATGTCTCTACTTCTCCCTCCGTCTTTCCGGGTTTAGAATACAGAATTGTGCCTGATCCAATGGTTTGTTCACCAAGTACCCTTACTACTGGATATAAACATCTTTTATGTAATAGTTCTCGGTCTTTAATCATAGTATTCTCTCCTTCTTTTTTTTTCCTAAATAATAGCCTGTTGTCTTTGATGCCTCTGTTATTTGCTGTTCATACTTCCACCCCGGTGCACGGTAGGTTAATTCTGTCATACATACATACCTTATAGCATCCAACAAGTGGTCGTCCTTTTTCTTGGGAGCTTCTTTCGGATTGTATTTATCTTTTGCTCGAGCCCAATCATCCCAAACATAATGTCGAAATTCTCTAATAACATTACGACAATTTTCTGTGACCTTTAGTCCTGGCTTATCTCCCGCCAGCAATTTGGTCAACTTACCAAGTCCTGCTTCTACATCCTTGTGAGCACCGATGATATAAAAACCGTATTTGCGAGTAAGCATTTGGGCTTCTGTCATACCCGAGGTTGACTGCTCAATATTTGACGAGGTATCAACGACATTTCCAACAGGAGGCCATCTACCCCCGACCTTCTTCTTAATCTTGACTGCTAAATCATCGATCGTTAAATGTTCATAAATTTCATCGTAAACTGTCCAAACTTGGTCCTTATTTAATCCCATAAACACCACCCCATGAGGATTACGATTGTGAAGGTCTAGACCAAGGACAATCATCCAATCCTTATCGGGTTTATCTATGGGAGGCAATATATGTTGATCCCCAAATTCCTTGTAAACTAATCCACTCTTTGGAACAAATTGCCCATATAACACGGCGTCTAAACTATCCTGCATCGCAGGATCTTTTTTAATTGTATCTAATGCCTCTTCCCCTAAGTGGGGATTATCAAAAATCGACACATGTATATGTTCAACGGCTGGGGGAATTGCCATTGGATTATCATACAACTCATCATAAATCCAATTCATTCCGTGTAGTGGAGTACAGGTGATAATAAGACGTCCATTGATTCCACTACTAATTGTCCGCATAAAATTTGATTCATATAGTACTCTGGGTGGTTCTTCATCCATCCAGCAAATATGTCTTTCTGTTCCTTCGTACTTCTCTACATCCTGCTCGTAGGACTTCATCTCTATGAAGGTGCCATTGTGTAAGATCATAGTCATATCATCTTTGGTAGGCATCTTCTTTATTGCATGTCTTGGCAACCATTCCAGAAACATTGGAAGTAGGATTGCCCTAACTCCCTCATTGGATACACCGCAGACCCTTATCTTGAGCGGTGGTGCAGGATAATCCAAGTAAGGATGAATACCAAGAGCAGCCCAACAGCACTCCACAACACCCCAAGTCGTTTTACCAGACCTCTTTCCTCCAAGGATGAGTCGTGTTTTAGCAGTGCTTTGATGCATTTTGAGTAATTTAGAATTGTTAACTTCATAAGAAAAAAGCTTATCAGCCGCCGCTAGATGCCTTTGCGTAACTATATCTTGAGTAGAACTCCAATTTTCCATAATTATCTCGTCTACTTACCGTTTCCCTTATTCCAAGCTACTTGAAGTCCCTTTTTACCTTTATTCCAAGGAATTTTGCCCTTATGAGCTTTTGATAAATTTTCCTTATGTTCTGTTGAGAAAGGTTTACCTTTCCTAGATTCAGATATCTTATTCTTAGTCTCATCTGAATGAGATTTACCTCTCTTTGCCTCGGATATATGTTTTCTATGTTCATCCGAGAAGGATTTACCTTTCTTAGCACCAGACATATTACTTTTCGTTTCTTCTGTGGGTCTCCATCCAGATAATCCCTCTCCTCCGTCTGTTAAATTATAACCGTTAGGCACTTTGGAATTATAAAAAGTAATCCAATACTTTTCTTTTTCTGCTAATATCTCTCTCGAAGTTGCCATGTCAATTACAGAAAAGTCAAAAGACTGTAGTCCATACTTGCGTAAAGCTCTAGGAAAAATTCCATGCTTACAACTCAGGTGTCGCGTAATACGACATTCCAATGATTTTATAGTAAGTCCAATATATTTCTTTCCATTAATTTTATTTAATGCAAGGTATACAATCATAACTATCCTTTTCTCTTAATACTTGTACAACACAATCGTTGCTGTAGGTGTATTGTATGTCCCATCAGCAGCTGTGGCGGTAGTTCCACTGACACATCTGGCGGCCCCATCTGTTACAGTTAATGCATATCTTACCACATCATTGGGAAATACCATAACATCTCCAGACAGTAATGTTGTAACTCCAGTCAATACTTCTGTAAAAGTCTTAACAACCCTGCCATCGACATCAATGATTGATACTACTCCCCCAGACGCTGCACTAGCTTCGGCTCCGGCTACCGCCCAGGTATGTCCAATGACTAGTAAGGAGTGAACCAGATTTGGTTCTGTCAAGGTTGTATCAACTGAAGTAGTGGCAGATGTAGCAAATGTGACAGCAATTTTTTGTCTGTTGTACTCGGGTAGCATTTTACTCATTTATTTCATTCCTCCATATTTGTATTTAAAAATGCGACGATTGCTCGTATCGCTTTACTTAATTTTCCAAAAACCCATTCCTCTTTAAAACTACCAGCCCATAC